GATCCGGACGCAGCGGATCGGATGTGGGAGGCCAACACAAATCCACGGCTGAATACGCGCGGAAAAGATTCGCCCCACGTGAAACCCGCCCAGGAAGCGAGCCCGGCACCGGTTCAGCGCTCACCGCCGGCTGAACGGTTGGGGTCAAACGGCAACACCCCGAGCTTCGCCGATGCCCGGGCCGTAAAGGAGTTCTACTCGGCCAGGCTGACAAAGCTTGAGTACGAGAAAGAATCGGGGACCCTTATCAGCGCCAACGAGGTGAAGGTGCAGACGTTCAATCGATTCCGGGCGTTCCGGGACCAGATGCTGAACATCCCGGACCGGATTGCCGATGAACTGGCGGGGCTGTCGGATGTTCATGAGATCTTCCGGATTTTGACGGAGGAGATCAAGTCGGCGCTGAATGATCACGCGAATCAAACAGAGGCATAACGCAACGTCGAATTGCCGTCGCTCGTACCAATCCTGTTCGAGGACATGCTGGTCAACTCCACGAAACGCGGCGACACCCTAGTGCTGATTCCAAAGCACGCAAAAATCAGATGGACTCATTTCAACATCCCGAAGTATGCCTCGCAAGGTTCCCGTACGAAGTGTATCCGCCCCATGCACTGGCACAGTCGTTCGGAGTGCGTCCTTCACAAGGACGTGATGGCTACCGCGAATTCTGACGACGCGATAACCCTGCCAAGTTAGAAACCGAACCATCTCCGCGCCTGTAGGCCGCGGCAATTTAGGCATGCGCAGGGTCGGCGAACTCAAGATCGAGAGGGCGTAACGAACTCGGCGCGTTCACACGGGCAAGCGCATCTTCAAGTCCAAATTCTTCAACGTAAGCAAACAGAGCCTCTCGCAAATCGGCGATTGCCTCTTCCTCCGTCGCTCCTTCGCCGTATGCGGAAATATCAGGAACCCGGGCTGTGAAACCACCCTGTTCAGTGTCTGGAATCAACTCGACGGTGAGGTGGTGCATCGGTCACCATCCTAGCATCTCGATCCAGATATGATCGCGGTACCCGCCCTCACCGCACCAGGCCCAAGCAGCGATTCTGCTCGTTGCGGTTGGAGATGCGGTAGCAGTGCTGCTTTTCTCGGGTCACCTGCGCCAGGCACATGTTCTGCTCATCCCGGTTCTGGATTCGATAGCAGTACTGTTTTTCGCCCTTGGCCATCGCCAGGCAGCTGTTTTGCGAGTCCCGATTGCGGATCCGGTAGCAGTCCTGCGGTCCAGACGTGAGCACCGCCGTTGTGGCCAGCAGATAGAGAAAGAGGATCTTCATGGCGTCAGGTATATCAGATACGCAGAGCGCCGAATCAGTTATCGTCCGCGCCATCGCCGACGCGATCCGTCCGGACCCGCCGCTCTCCGTCTGGAAGTGGGCCGACGAGTACCGGATGCTGTCGAGCAAGGCCGCCTCGGCGCCGGGAAAGTACCGCAGCGAGCGGACTCCGTACCTGCGCGAAATCATGGACTGCCTTTCGGTTGAGTCTCCGATTCGTCGAGTGGTGGTGAAGAAGCCCGCGCAGGTGGGGTTCTCGGAGGCATTGAACAACTGGATCGGTTACGTGATCCATCACGCGCCGGGACCTATGTTACTGGTCCAGCCGACGGTGGACCTGTGCAAACGGTATTCGAAGCAGCGCATCGCGCCGATGATCAACGAGACGCCGGTGCTGACCTCGCGGGTTGCCGAGGAGAAGAGCCGGGACTCCTCGAACACGATGCTGGAGAAGGAGTTTCCCGGCGGCATGTTGCTGATGACCGGCGCGAACTCTTCGGTGGGCCTACGGTCGATGCCGGCGAAGTTCCTGGCGCTCGATGAGATCGACGCCTATCCGCCGAATGTGGATGACGAAGGCGATCCGATCGAACTCGCCGTGGCGCGTACATCGACATTCGCAAGATCGAAGATCTGCATGGGCTCGACGCCGACCGTCACAGGGCGCAGTCGCATCGATATCGCCTTCGAAGAGACCGACCAGCGCCAGTTCTGGCTGCCATGTCCGCACTGCAAGGATCTGCAGGTCTTGCAGTTCGCCCGCCTGGTCTGGCCCAAGGGCCGCCCTGAAAAGGTCGAGTACCAGTGCATCCACTGCAATCAGTTCATCCAGAACTACCAGAAGACCTGGATGCTGGCGCGCGGCGAGTGGCGGCCGACGGTTGAATGCGATCCCACCATCCGCGGCTATGCCCTGAGCGGGTTGCTGTCGCCGGTCGGATGGCTCAACTGGGCCTCGATCGCCGCCAAGTACGAGCAGGCCGAAAAGAAAACGGACTTCTTGCAGACCTTCTACAACACCGTCCTCGGTGAATCCTACAGCCTGGGCGGGGAAACGCCCAACGATGCCCGGCTCTACGAACGGCGGGAGTCCTATCCCATCGGCCGGGTGCCGCGCGGCGGACTTTTCCTGACCGGCGCTGTCGACGTCCAGGGCGATCGTCTGGAAATCGAGATCAAGGCCTGGGGCCGCGGCAGGGAGAACTGGTCCGTTGACTACATCGTGATCGACGGCAACCCCAAGGAGCAGACCGTCTGGGACCAGCTGACCGAGGTTTTCGAGTCGAGTTGGCCGAGCGAGTACGGGGCCACGATGAAGCTGTCGCGCCTCGCCGTTGACTCGGGCTACGCCGCCGATCAAGTCTATGCCTGGGCGCGGGGGAAAGGTAGCACCGTAATGGTGATCAAGGGCGACTCGCGGGTTCCGGCGGTGCTGGGCGCGGCCTCCGCGGTCGAAGTAGGCCCGATGGGCCGCAAGATCAAATCCGGCGTGAAGGTCTGGCCGGTGAACGTGAACTTCGTCAAAGAGGAACTGTATCGCTGGCTGAATCTCGATGCCCCGGACCTCGAGGCCGGCGAGGCGTATCCGGACGGCTATTGCCATTTCCCGCAGTACAACCGCGAGTACTTCGCCCAACTCACAGCCGAACAACTGGTGACGATCACCGATAAGCACGGCTATCGCAAGACCCAGTGGCAGAAACTCCGGGAACGCAACGAGGCGCTCGATCTGGCGGTGTATAACCGCGCGGCGGCCGTCGCCTGGGGGATCGATCGGATGGAAGAAAAACACTGGGCTCACCTGGAGCAAGTCATCGGCGCGAAGAAAAGCCGTCTCGATGAAGCCGCTGAATCCCCCAACACCGTGACACCGGAACAACCACCCACGCAGATCGCGCCGCCCGCGCCGCCTGCGTCGACCTCTTCGCGCCGTCGCATCCGTTTCCGCTTCAACTAACACCATGGCCCTTACCGATCAAGACCTCGAGCAGATTCAGGACGAGACGCTCGCCAACTACCTTTCCGGCGCGCAAGAGATCCGGCACGGCGACCGTATGATCCGGATGCACGACCCGGACAAGGTGAAGACCGTGATCGAAGACCTTGAAGCCCGACGGCGAGCGGCGAGTGGCCAGCCGACGCGGCGCCGGATCCGGATCTACGTCAGCAACGGACTTTAGATGAGCCTCATTCTTCTCAATCTTCCGGCGCCTCCCGCGTCACCCGCTCCCGCACGTCAAGTGCGGCCGCGCGCCTCCAGTTCCAGTCACTCCGGCTCCCGCGGGCGCCGTGCCGCGGCTTGGCAGGCCAGTTCGGCGGGTCCGAACGACATCGCGCAGCTGGATCTGGAACTCACCCGGAATCGCTCCCGGTTGGCCAGCCGGAACAGCGCGTACGGCGGCAATGCCATCGACAGCCTCGTCGCTAATCTCATCGGAACCGGGATTAAACCGCTGTCGCAACATCCGGACGCCAAGATTCGCGAGGCGATTCACACCGCCTGGCGGCGCTGGACCGATCAGGCGGATTTTGATGGGCGCACGGACCTTTACGGCCTGCAGTCGCTGGCCACCCGAACGATGGTCGAAGCTGGCGAGGTGCTGGTTCGCTTTCGGCTGAACCCGAAAGGAGAGCCACCCTTTCAGATCGAACTATTGGAGCCTGACCATCTGCCGGTGTATCTCAGTCGGCTCCCGAGCGGCGACCTGCCGAAGGGGCACCGCGTGGTTTGCGGCGTCGAGATCGACGGCGATGGACGACGGCAGGCTTACCATCTCCTGCGCAGCCACCCGAATGAGAGCCACGCCTACGCCTTTACCGGGGCGACGGAGACCGTGCGGATTCCGGCCAGTGAGATGCTCCACATCTTCCACTGCCTGCGTCCAAAGGAGATCCGCGGCACACCGTGGCTCGGTCGGGTGCTCTGGAAGCTCTATCAGCTCGACACCTACGACGACGCTGAGCTGACGCGGAAGCAGATCGCCGCCTCGATCACGGGCTTCATCATGGGCAGCCCGCAGGAAGGCGCGCCGCTGCTCGATGTGCAACCGGGAATGGGGAGCGCGGCCGATGCGGTCGCGCAGGTCGAGCCGGGGACGCTGGTGGATCTGGCGCCCGGGGAGACGGTCGACATTCACGAGGCGGCTGATGTCGGCGGGATGTACGAGAAGTACATGCAGCAGCAGTTGCGGGCGATTGCGGCCGGCTGCGGCGTGACCTATGAGCAGCTGACAGGCGATCTGACGGAGGTGAACTACTCCTCGATTCGCGCGGGGCTGCTCGAGTTCCGGCGCCGCTGCGAACAGCGCCAGCACCAGACCTTCGTCTACCAGTTCTGCCGTCCGATCTTCAACGAGTGGATGCGCTGGGCGGTGTTTTCGGGCGAACTGGTGCTGCCGAACTATCTGCGGGAGCGGACGGCCTACCACGAGGTGAAGTGGGTGACGCCGGGATGGGCCTGGGTGGATCCGCTCAAGGACGCCAACGCCGCCATTCAGCAGATCAAGTTCGGGCTGACCTCGCGGGCGACCGTCGTCAACGAGAAGGGCGAGGACATCGAGCAGATCGACAGAGAGAACGCGCAGGATCAGCTGCGGGTCAGGCGGCTCGGCCTGCAGTACGGGGATCCGCCACCCCAACAGACGGCAAGGAAGGCGGGCGTCGAGACGCTGCGCCTGGATGACGACGACAACCAGACGCTGGGAGGAATTCAGTGAAACAGACTACGCCACCCAAGGTGGCCCATCCGCTGGCCCGGCTGGCGACGCGGGTCTTCGGCACCCCGCTGTTGATTCAACCGGACAAGCTAGAGGTCATTCTCTCGGCCGTCG